TTAGAGCTTGGTTGCATATAGTTATATTTGTATCGCCACTTGCCATTTAATTCCTTTTAATACAGAGAAGGCCCATTAAGGGCCTCCTCATATTTATTTATTAATCTGCGTCAGCAACAGTAATAGCTGTTCCATCAGATACATCCACTACTCCAGATGCATTTGATAGCACTACTACTAAACTAGCAGTAGGTGTATTACTATCGTACACATAAATTAAATCACCAACTTTTAAACTATCGGATGCTGTATTAAAGTATCCAGAAGTATTAACAGTTGCGATTGCGTCAGCTGATTTGTAACTCCACATTTGAGGAGCATTACCAGCTTTTGATTGACCACCTATTGGTTGTAGTCCTATTTCTGCATAAGCCATAATTTATATCCTTCCTCTATTAGCTTTCGTCACAAGTTATTTTTACAACACCTTCGTCATCTATAGATACTGCACCAGCACTAAACATAGAATTAACTAGGAACGAAGTTTTCTCCGGAACATAGTTGATCTCTGTTTTTTGTGCCATGTTTTCAGCCATACCTATTGCTGAACGATGGAAAGCAAAAATACTTCTGTCGTTTGATGTTAATGGTAGTCCACCTTCATCTCTGTCGCCAAGAACAATAAATTTCATACCCATGAAAGTATTGATCTCACCAGAAACTAGAGCTTTGATAGACGCAAAGTCGCCACTTACTGCTCTCTCATCACCTAGTAGTCCAGCTAAATTGTTAGCATGAACAGCTATGCAACGATCATCAAAGGGAACATTTTTTGTGTCAAGAGCTTTTTTAGCAGCTATTAACTTTCCAACATTCAAGTTTGAGTTTGCAGCAGAACCAGATGTAACAACATTTTTCGCTACTGTTGATGCACCAGATGCACCATTAAGAGCATCTATGACTAATTGGTCTATTCTTCTACCGATTGCTTTTGATACTACTTGAACAAGCTCTGATCTTTCATCAAAATTAACTTTTGCTTGATGAAAAATATCGCTGTATTCAGCAGCATTGTAATCTGACATAGTTGCAGTTACCTGGCTGTAAGTTACATTTAAAGGTGTAACATCAGTTTGAGGTATCCTTGCAGTTGCAGATCCCTTACCAAGTTTATTAAACTTGTAAGTTTGCCCTTGTACTCCAGATCTTAATCTAACAGCCTGTCGCAATACACTTTCTGATTGGTAAGCCTGTTTGACCTCTGCATCAAATAGAGTAACAAAAGCATTCGTTATTGATTGTGCCATATTTATCCTTTCATATATTACACATTGTTACTATTATTTTCAGTTGTCGGAATACATATCCGGCTGATCGTATGGTGTAGTTGCCCACCAGCCAGAAGGCTAAATGAATATTTAGTTATCTTCACTTACAAAGATAAGCGATTTTATATCAAATGTAAATAGTTTAAAAAAAATTATTTATTCATTAGATTTCGCCTGTTGATGTTGCAGTACCAGGGAATGCTCTAGCAAACTGTTCTTCAACTTTTCTTCTAAATACTGGATCTGATTTGTATTTAGGATCATTTACTAAACTATACAACTCTTCTTTAGATGGTTGCCCTTCAACATCTATAGGAGCTGTAGGTATAGTTTGTTCACCATAATACTTACGAACTTTATTTAAAGCATTAATACCATTGCCTGTAGCTGCAAAAATTTTAAACTCATCAAAGTCAGCATCTGACCATATACCTTTAGATACTAATCCTTGGCCCCAAGTAGTAATACCTTTTATAATCTGATCAGCATTAGGCCCTAGTATTTTTTTTTCTTCGTCAATATTAATACTATCTTCTTCTGCTTGAGCTACAGATAATTCTTTAAATTTATTTACAAGATTATCAAATGCAGCTTGTGTTGGTTTATTTTCTTTTGCCCAATCTTTAAAATAAGATGCTAATTCATCATCCTCATCTATATCTTCTAATGCTGCCATATCATATTCTTTAGGAGCTTTATGTTTTCCCATAGAAAATTGTTTTTGTAATTCAGTATATGACTTACTTAAATCTTCTGTTTTAACTCCTTCTTTTTCATCCCAGAATTTATCTTCAATGTAATCTGGTTTTTCTAATTTAGCTCCATCTGTTTCTTGTTGAGGAGTTGTATTAGTTTGCTCTTCTTCTTTATGAGGAATAGTTGTTTCCTCTGCATTAGGTTCTACCGGTTCTGTAGCCGGAGCATCACCAATTAAACTTTCTTCATTTTTTATTTCTTCACTACTCATTTTTTGCCCTTTCTATTCTCATTAATATATCTCGCATAACAGAATTTTGTCCTTCTCTAGCAAAGCCAAAAGATGTTTCAGATCCTGGTATCCAAGTTGGTTGATCAAGTGTTTTAGATTTTAAATGTTCTAAAACTTTTTTTCCTTCTTCTGTTTCGAATGTTCTAGCATAAGCCTTATCTAATTCTAACTGATCATCTTTACGATGAACAACATCAAGAGTATTTAATCCTTCCCATCCTGGAGTATTAATATCTGCCATTAAGATCTAGCCTCTGCCTCTAAAGCCATCGCTGGTTCTTCTTGAGGAGGAGCTTGATCTTGAGGTTGCTCATTCCCAGGTGGTTGCTGCTGCATCATCATCTGTTGCTGCATAGCCATAGCTTGTTGTTGGATCTGTTGCTTTTCTTCTTCATTGTTTCTTAAACTAGCTGGTATGCCAAGTTTATCACCAACGAATGCAGCAATAGCATCCGGTTTTATTTCAGCCACCCCACCAGGGCCTAACGAGTTAGCAATTTGGAAAAACTGCATGACCTCATTTACCTCTTCTAAATTTTGAGCTTTAGCAAGAGGTGATATTGGTACTACTTTAACCTCTAATCCATCTATCTTTAGAGGTAATTGTATCAATCCTTTTTCATCCATTATAAATAATGTTCTACGAATTATTGGAACCATTGTTTCTGTAATTAATCTTCCGAATGCAGCTCCCATATTTTGAGCTAACTCTTTCATTCTTTCTACAATTTCAGTTGCAGATCTAGCTGACATATTATCTGGAGGTAAAGTATCATCTAATAATGTTTTTTTAATATTCATTCTTAAATCATTAATAACAATTTGAGATACATTAAAATCACCAGCTCTTGGAAGAGGGGCCAATGATGCACCTTGAGGCCCACCATTTCTAGCTACAGGAATAATTGCACCTGGAGTAATTCTAATGTTGTTTGGATTTAATACACCATCATCAGCTGCTGTGTAAATTCCAGAGATTGCTAATGATGCATTCTTTAATAATAATTCTAAAGTTTTATTTAATGTTTTAATATCTGGTAAAGCAGTTACTAATGGGCCTCTACCCATAACTTCACCTGGTACTTTCATATATCTACTTACTATCCAAGGTGATTGATCCATTCTTTTATAAACTAATTCTGTATTAGTTTTTTCATGGATGACATGATAGCAGTAATCTTTTCTTTCTGGATCTACTACTACTGCCTCACAGAACTCTATTTTTTCCTGTGGCTTATCATCTATCATTCTTTGTAACTCTGGTGAAATATTTGCACCAGGGAATTGTCTAGCAACAGCATCACCGGTAACTCTTAATCTTCTATATACATTATCAACTGTACCATTAGGCCCTTCTTCTAATGCAATTAAATATTGAGGAACAGGAGTAAATGTTACAGGGTTTAAATCATCGCCAGGCTGAATTAACATTGCAGCTGTACCAACTGATAGATCTAATAAGAATTCACCAATAGCTAAATCAAAATTACTTTGTCTTAATACTGCAAATAATTTATCTAAATATAAATCAAGAGCTTGTTGCGTTTCACCTTTTCTTTCATTTGGTATATCATTACCAGGTTCTAATCTGCACCATTTTTTATAAGGAGGAAATAATCCAGATTGAATTCTGTTAGCAAATCTTTGAACAGAATGTATTCCTGTACTATCAAACACTCTAGACATTTTACCCTGTCCAGGAATGTTACCTTCATAATAACCATCATATAAATTTCTTTGAGGTAAAGCATATTGATAACACTCTTCATAAATTGTTCTCCAATTTTCTTTTGCACCAAATGCTTTCTTGTGTCTTTTTAAAATTTCTTGTGGTTTTAAATACATCATAATTATGCCTTATTGTTTGCTGCAAAACTAGCTGCTGCTTGTTTATTTGCAAATCCCCATTTTTTTAATGCAAGTTTTAATCTTGTTGGTTTTCCATCTTTCATTAATGGGCCAGGTACTTTAGAAAACCTTGCAGCAAAAGAAATTCTTCGGCCATCTTTACCGGAGCTTTGTGGTCTTTTAACACCAAACTTTTTTCTACCAGCATCATTTAAACCACCAGATGGATCTTGAAATCTTTTTGCTACCATTAGGCCCCCACAACTTTTTGTGCTTTTTTATGTGCAGCTAAAAATGATGTTCCAGATTGCATTTCTTTTTTCATCATAGTCATGTGTTTTGATGAATGATGTTTAGAATGTTTTTGCAAAGTATCTTTTTGTTTATCTGTAAATTTCATTTTAATTTTTAATTTTTTTGCCATTAAAATATTACAGCTCCTAAAATAAATCCAACAACAAAACAAACCCATTCTCTTCTGTAATGTAATTCTAATGCTTTCCAATCACTAGGAGTTTTTCCAAACATCATCATACTGTTGCCTTTTGTTTTTTTTTGTTTTTTAATAAAGCAAAATCATTACCACTTATTTTACCATCTTTATTAGCATCTAATTTTTTTTGATTACCTTTTAAAGTATTTTTCTTTTTCATTTTCATTTTGTACATAATTAATAAACCAATCCTTTCTTTCTATTTTTTCTACTTACCTTTTTCTTTTTAGTTTTTTTATAAGCCATTATACTAATCCCTTCTTTCTATTTTTTCTTTGGAAACCAGCTTTCATATTAGCATAAGCCTTATCGCTTATTGTTGATTTAGATTTTGTTTTTGATGTACCAGATTTTTTTTTCTGATTAATATTATAGTAAAGGCCCTTCTTGGCCATCTTACCAGATTTAGTTTTATGATACCCTGGCATTACTCTTCCTCCCTTTTCTTTTCATCATTCTTGCATTTACAATCACCATTGCACTCACAATTATTTTTTAATTTTATGAAACGAGGGTTTCTATTATATTCTTGAGTTTCTCTATCTGCCATTTAAGCTCCTAATTTATTTTTAGTATCTCTTGGATTTCTACTTGCTGTTTCACCTAATGATGTTGATGGAGCATAGTTAGCTAGAGTAGATACATTTCTTCTTTTTCTTCCTCCAACTTTTCTTCTAACTAATTTTTTACCTTCTGGTTCAGTTGTTTTTTTTACTTCTGTTCTTCTATCTTCAATTTGAGATGTTGCTGAAGGTGATCCACCTCCACCGGTAACTCTAGAAATAGTT